GGGCTCGGCTATTTGAAAGAAGGAGGTCGCCACCATGAATAGAGACAAGGCCCGCGAGCTGCTGGAGAAAGAGCTGCGGATCCGGCCGACCGTGAAGGCGAGCGCGATCTTCACCGGCACGCATGGGAGCATGGGCTTCCACGCCGGCCGCTTCTACGCCGTCACCATCGTGAAGCGCAAGGGCGAGGTCGTGCTGATCGCGCCGGACGACGGCCTCAAGTGCCCCTACTCGTCCCTCGACACCATGCTGAACAACTGGCACATCCTCCTCGTGATCTTCAACAGGTAAAGGAGGAAACCTATGGCAAAAGACAAACCCCAACCGCAGGCCGGACCCGAGCTGGCCGAGTACACCACGGCCGCACAGCCCAAAGCCTACGCCGGCGGCGTCCCCGTGTTCTGCGCCCACGACGCCATCGTCCCGCTGAAGGATCTGCGGCCAAACCCGAAAAACCCCAACCAGCACCCGCCGGAGCAGATCAAGCTCCTCTCCTCCATCATCCGGGCCACCGGCTGGCGCGGGCCCATCACCGTCAGCAAGCGCAGCGGCTACATCGTCAAGGGCCACGGCCGCATGATGGCCGCCGAGCTGGGCGACATGGCCGAGGCCCCGGTCGACTATCAGGACTACGCCAGCGAAGCCGAGGAGCTGGCCGACCTGACGGCCGACAACCGCATCGCCGAGCTCGCCACCACCGACAACAAGCTCCTCGCGGAAGTGTTCGCCGACATCGACACCGGCGAGATCCCGTTCATGCTCAGCGGTTACACTGAAGAAGAATACGGCAATCTTGTCACGGCTCTGTCCGAAGCTCTGCACGATGACGAGTCGGAAAAGGAGGACGGCGACACCGAGCCCGAGGCGCCGCCGGAGGAACCGTTCACCGAACCCGGCGACCTCTGGCTGCTGGGAGACCACCGGCTTTACTGCGGCGACAGCCTGAAGATGGGCGACGTTCAGAAGGCAACCGACGGGCAGCGCGCCGACCTTGTTTTCACCGACCCGCCATACGGCATGGGAAAAGAGAGCGACGGCGTCCAGAATGACAACCAGAACCAGAACGATCTCCTCGAGTTCAACAAGAAGTGGATCGCGCTCAGCTTCTC